AATAAAAATGTTCCATCTGGTCAACCACCTTCTACTGTGGATACATCTTCATTAACACAGATTGCTCAGAATACCAATGCAGCAAATCAAGCAGCATCTGTGCCTATTGCTAAAAGTCAAAGTCAACAACCTAGTAATACCAATGCTATCGGTGTTACAAATAGTACTGGTCCAGATGATACTAATGCAGAATGGTGGATTAATCCATAATTTGATATCTACATAAAAAGATAAATACTATATTACATCTTTTTATGTGGACTAATAATGCCAGCACCATTTTCCTCACAACCAGCCGTTCAAACTTCTAATACTTCACTGACTAATAACAATGTCAATGTTGTTTATAATAAGTACTCCAGATATGTAGGTGGTGGTACTACAGAAGTATCTCAAGGGTATACAGAATGGTGGGAAAGAGCCATTTTTCCTAAAGACCCTACTGATACAGTGTACATAGTTGAAAATTTCTATGTAGGTAGATTAGATTTGATTGCTTCGGTATTCTATAATCAACCTTTATATGGATGGGTGATTGGTCAATATAACAACATCCTTGATCCATTTACAGAAATTAAAGCTGGTACAATCTTACTTATTCCTTCTAGTAGTAGATTATCCATTATGTTAAATACTAAACAGGGCGGTGTACCATCTACTAAAGAAGCAGTTTCTCTAATTCAACCTATCATATCATAATGTCAAATCAGCTATCCACTAATTATAATAATCCATTAGACGATTTCAATACGTATTCTTATCATTTTATAATGACTGTAGCGAATACTACTCAGGCATTCCGTGATCAAATTGGGTCAAATAGTACATCTTCAGGTAGTACAAATTCTCCATTACTAACTGCTGTATTACAAGCCAATACACCCGGAGATATGATTCAGTTAGCTAGTTCTCAATGTTATTTACTTGTTGATACCAGAAGATTTTCTCAGTACTCCATTACTGAATTAGAAATGGAACATGTATATGGAACTGGTGATAGGGTGAATCCAACTGTACCCGTAAATGCCACTGAAATAAAAATTAGAGATAGTACTGGTATGTCATTTTTTAATTTATTGATGGATTTATTCAGGAATAAATTGCAATCTACCAGAGCTTCTGCATTTTTCTTACTTGCCATAGAATTTGTTGGTCATAAAGATGATGGAACGACTCAAACTGTATCTACTTGTTTTATTCCTATGATTATGTTAACTATGGGATGGCAATTTTCTGGTTCTGGATCAGAATATCAATTAAGTATGATGGAAACAGAAGGAGCACCAAGTAGAGGATCGGCATTTGAAAATATTAATTTGTTGGGTAATATTAGATCAATTACCACTCAAGCTAATACCACACAACAAGCCTATGCAAATACTATTTCTGGAATGTGTAATGCTTTAGAATATCAGCTAAATTTACAATCACTTACATTTTTTAATAAGTATTATAATAATGCTAATAGTGTGGTGAATGCTCCTGCATCTAGTGTAAATAATAGTCCATTTAATTTTGGAAAATTAGTTCAATACATGATTTCTGTGCCGGATGAATGGAAGAATTATAAAATTACTTTAGCTGCTAAATCCAAGAATAAAGAACAAATTTTTATTACTAATTTACAAGCTGGCGTAGATACTGATCCAGCTCCAATCTATAGTACTATTTTAAATTCACAAACTGCATATAGTCAAATGTCATTTTCTGCATGTTCTACTACTATTACAGATGCTATAAAATCTATACTAGAAGCTTCTTTAGACATATTAAATTTAGCATCTGAAGCCAATAGAAAAGCGGGTACTGCTGTTGCTTATAAAATATCTACTAATATTACTTCAGATGAAAATACTTACTTAGTACATTTTGATGTTATCCCTTATCAGTTACCATTGGTATCTACTAAACCAAATAATAATTCAGATACTTTAATAGCTGGATCATCAAATTTAATTGGAAGTTCAAAAAGAATTAAAAATTTGATTACTTATAATTATTTATTTACTGGGTATAACTCTCATATTATTGATTTAAAAATTGATTACATTCCAGAATCAGCCGTTGCATTGGATACTAATCTTACACTGGGTCAAAATACATTAAATAACAGATCAGCATTGATGTCAAATTCAGTAAGTTCATCTGCACAATCAGCAAATAGTGGTGCAGATAAAAAGACAGTAAATTACTCACCTGATTTAAGACCATCTGACCCTATTTTTTATTCTACTATTACAGTAGATCAAAAAAATAACAATGCTAATCAGTATACAGGTGATATATCACAGGCAGCAGCTATACAAGCATTTCAAGCAAAACAAGAATATTCTCAGACTTATGCTTACTTACATTTTATTTCTTCCATAAATTTAGATATGACTATTAGGGGAAATCCGAATTTAATTAAAAAGTATGCAGATAGAAATGAAAGAGGGGGTGTAGCTCCACATACATTGACTCTTGATCCATCTACATTAAAAACATTGACTACGAATCAATCTATATCAGCATCCACTATTTCTACTGTCAATGTTGCTTTAACTACTGCCAAAGATCAGTATTATAAAACTTATCTTGGTCCAAGGATTGATGCATCCAATAAATCAACAGGTCAAGATGATTTATTGAATGGTATAGATGTTACTACATCTCCTGTCTTTGTAAAATTAAATATTAGATCACCAAATGTAGATAGTAATGGGAATAATTATGCAAATAGTTCTTTGTATACGAATGAATTTTTCTTTAATGGTCCATATCAAATATTGACATTAAAAACGATGTTTTCAGATGGTGATTTTCAACAAGTGTTAAATTTAATTCCGTATTTATGTACAGATAGTGGAGTAGACAGCAGTGATAATACAGCAAATCCAAAAGGTAATATATGAACCAACTTTATAAAGAATTTCAATCTGATTCTGAATACTTCCATGATAATATTCCTTTTATTATGGAGGGGTTGGTAGTGAATACTGCTGACCCAGATCAAGATGGACGATTACAAGTATGGGTTCCTTCATTAGATGGAGAAGACTATGACATAAATCAATTGCCGTGGTGTTCATATGCATCTCCGTTTATTGGATTTACTGTAGATTATCCAGCAGGTGAAAATTCAATTCAAAATTTATCACATGCAGCATATGGTATGTGGATGATTCCTAAAATGGGTGCAACAGTAGTTTTATTTTGTTTGAATGGAAATCCTTCATCTAGATATTACTTTGCATGTACAGGTCGCTTACATAGAAACAGATCATTACCGGCTGGTAGAAATGTGGATGGATTAGGAAATCAAGGACCATGGGGAGATGCAGGAGATGGTTCAGGAAAATTAAATCCAATACAACCAGCCTATGATAATTTACGCACTCAGTTTAATAATAATGTAACTGCATCTGAAGCTATTACCAGAGGCGCATATGAAAGACAAGTAGCACAGGCACAGGATAATAAAGATGGAAATGAAGGATATGCACCGAATCCAAATGATGCTAGTTATCTTGATCCTCAGACATATTGTATCACTACTCCCGGTAGACATGCTATCATTATGCAGGATGATCCTACCTATTCAAGATTAAGATTTAAAACAGCAGAAGGTCATCAAATAATTTTTGATGATGCTAATGAAAGGATTTACATATCTACTTCAAAGGGTCAATCTTGGATAGAAATGGATCAAGATGGGCATGTAAATATATTTGGAGGTCAATCATTATCCATGAGAGCGGGTGGTGATATTAATATGTATGCTGATAACAACATCAATATGGAAGCTGGAAATGGGGTGAATATCAAAGCAGATGGTGAAGATATTAGGCTGAGTAGTGGTGGATCAGTTCAGGTACAGGCTACAAAAGAAGTGAATATAGGAGCTTGTCAAGATATTAATATTAATGGGGAAGCGGATGTGTATGTAACATCTGGTGGAGTATTAGATTTATCTAGTGGATCAGATTTATCTTTATTTGGAACGAATAATATAGAAATATTGGGTACAAATGCGTTAAATTTAACTGGTCAACAGATAGTGAATGTATTAGGAGTATCGGTAGTGATATCTGGGGTTAATTTATCCTTAAATGAATCACCGGCAGCATCAGCTACACAGGCAGATACGGCAAGTTGTCCAGAAGTGGCAAATAGTCCAAGTATTGTTCCAAATTTTGAACCATGGGTGAGACCAGTGAGTGGTGTGGCTAGGGGTGCATATTGGAAGGCGTAATTTGATGTAAATGGGATAGATTGTGATAAATATAAGATACAAATTGAAAGACTTACATGAACTTATACAAATTTTATAAAACACCAGAAGACCTACATAAACATGACTCAAAAGAAGATCATGTCATAGAATTGTTTTGGGACAAGTATAAAAATAATCCAAAGGAATTGAAAAAGAGAGAAAAAGCTATAGCTAAAAGTACAGAATATTCTTATTTGTATGCAATGGATGTATTAAAAGGAAGATTTCCATTAGGAGAACCTGCTATAGCTAAAAGTGCAAAATATTCTTATTGGTATGCAAGAGATATATTAAAAGGTAAGTTTCCATTAGGAGAACCAGCTATTGCTAAAAGTGCAAAATATTCTTATTGGTATGCAAGAGATGTATTAAGAGGAGAGTTTAAATTGGGAGAACCAGCCATAGAAAAAGATGAAAATTACTGGAAACAATATTGTGAACATTTTAGAATAAAACAATGAATTTATATAAATTTCATCAAGAACCAGAAGAACTACATAAACATGAATCTAAAGAAGATCATGTCATAGAATTGTTTTGGGATAAGTACAAAAATAATCCAAAAGAATTGAAAAAGAGGGAACCAGCTATAGCTAAAAGTACAGAATATTCTTATTTGTATGCAAGAGATATATTAAAAGGAAGGTTTGAATTAGGTGAACCTGCCATAGCTAAAAGTACAGAATATTCTTATTTGTATGCAGCCGATGTATTAAACGGAAAGTTTCCTTTAGGAGAACCGGCCATAGCTAAAAGTGCAAAGTATTCTTATTACTATGCAGAAGATGTATTAAAAGGAAGATTTAAATTGGGAGAACCAGCTATTGCTAAAAGTGCAGGTAATTCTTATTACTA